CAGATCTTCTTATCAAACGTCGAGGTACAGTGAATTGGCAAGTCCTATGATTGGTTGCTAGCTGAACCTCTACAATAGGACAAAATTTCCAATCATACCCAAAGATAATGGCCTATCCCGTTCAAAAAGGCGTTGAGTTCATCTCCAACCTATTAGGTTCCGGTGTTACTAAGAAGGGAGGCGGTAGTGTTTTTCTTGGAACCAAGGAATCCGCTCCGGAAATGTCTTCCAAGCAACTTATCGCCGGGTACAAAACTTTCCCTTGGTTGCGGATGGTGATCGATAAGATCTCAGAACTCTCTGGGGAAATGGAATGGCACGTTGGTAAAGTGACTTCCCGCACAGAAGACGGAGAAGAACGGATCGAAATCGTTCCCGATCATCCGTTGGCGAAATTGCTGAACAACGGAAATTCTGAGTTTTCGGGATTGGTCATGCGCCAATTGGCTTTCAAGGAAATGTGCATCCTTGGGGAGTTTGCATGGATCAAACAGCGTAATAATGCCGGAGATATTGCGGAGTTGTGGCCTATTCCAACAACTTGGATTAAAGAGTTGCCAATAGAAAACGAGAATGGCAATTACAAACTTGAGATCCAAGGACAATCTGCTGAGATAGCCCCTCGAAACGTTATCTACATCCGAATTCCAAACCCGGAAAACCCCTATTTGCGGGGTGCTGCTCCTGCTGCTGCCGTCAGTGACGAACTTTCCATCGATGAAGTTAGCTCCAAATACGTCAAACAATTCTTTTTCAACTCCGCTCGTCCTGATCTTCTGATCTACAGTGAAGATGATGAAAATCCGATCAACCCAGAAGATGCCGAACGTTTGGAAGAAACTTGGCTAGCTAAATTGCGAAGTTTCACAAAAGCCCACCGTCCGTTTTTCCTACCGGGTAAGGTAGGTGTTAAGGACATCAGTTCCAAATTGAGTGAACTGGATGTTGGTAATCTTCGACGATTTTCTCGGGATACCATCCTTAGTATGTATGGATTGCCCCCGGAGGCTCTTGGGATCATCGAAAGTTGTCTGGACACCGAAACCGAATGCCTGACGCGGCGCGGCTGGGTAACTCAGAATCAACTCACAGAGGCCGATGAAATCGCGACATGGAATGAAGATAAAGGCCGTGTCGAATATCACTGCCCTAAACAAGTCTTACGTTTTGATCACGACGGCCCAATGCACTATTGGGTCGGTGGCCATGTTGATTTTGTTTGTACCCCAAACCATCGGCTTTGGGTTCGCCATGGCCGTCGCCGTGGAGAACGAGATGGTTGGGAGTTCCGATTTTCCGACGAGGTCAAAGACTGGACCTCGGCTCGCTGGAGAGTCACAGGCGGAGACATTCGGGGAACCAAAACAACAGTTCAGTTGCCAGCGACTTACCATGGATCGGCGACCCGTCACTTGAACCCGGATACTCCGAAATGGAGAAAAATGCCGGTTGAAAATCCGGCAGTAACCGTCGATGTCGAGGATTTTGCGGGCTTTCTGGGGTCGTGGTTAGCTGAAGGTTGGCTATGCAGCCAAGGAAATAGTGTGTTTTTCAGCCAAAACGAAGGACCAAAGGCCGAAGCCATGTATCATCAAATGGATGGGCTGGGACTTGGTACGGTTTATTCACGGGAACGTCCCTGTATCACCACACCTCCGGGTTCCACTTCGCCATCAAAAAACGTACATTTCGAATACCGGCTTAACCACAAAGGACTTCATACGTGGTTGGATGAAAATTGTGGAAAATACTCGCACACAAAACGCATTCCCGATGAGGTATTTGAATGGCCGATAACCGCCCAACAGGCTTTGTTTGACGCCCTAATTGACGGCGATGGAACTCGCAAACCGCTTAAAAGCGGAAAAGAGGCCATTCGATTTGCCTCTGTCAGCCAAAAACTGGTGGATGATGTACAGCGTCTGTGTGTTCATCTGGGGTATCGAGCACACAAAACAGATTACGCTAGCAACTATCCGGGCGGGAAGCGAATGTATCACTTGACTATTTCCCAACGATCCTATTATCAAGCCGTTGACAAATACGGGGATTCATGGGTTACGGAGTCCAATTACAAGGGGATTGTGTGGTGTGTTGAAGTTGAAAATCAACGGTTCTTTACACGTCGCAATGGCCGAGTTGCGTGTCACGGCAATTCGAATCGCGCCACCATCACGGCTGCCGAATTTTTCCTTACAAAACATGTAGTTACGCCAAAACTCAAGTTTCTTAAAGCAGAACTTGAACGTACTTTGGTTAAAGATTTCGAAAATAGTGAAAATCTTCGTCTAATTTTTGAAAACCCCGTCGTAGAAGATGCGGAGATGCAGGCAGAACTGGTCAAATCCGCGCCATGGGCTTTTGAAGTGAACGAAATTCGCAAGATTGCTCAATTCCAGCCAGAAGAAGGTGAAGAGGGCAAAGTAAGAGCTTTGCCTGTGAACATGACTTTCACTAATGATTTGCTGCAATCTCTGAACCAAGAACCCGATGAAGAGGATATAAAAACGATGCAATTAGCAGAAGAAATTGCTCGTCGTATTTCCAACAATCAAGGCAAACAGTAGATAGAGGTTTTATCAACTTCTTATCATACCCGTTTAGGTACGCTCGACAAGGATGTTGAGCGCGCCAAGGAATTCAAACAAGGAACGTTACCATTATGGATCGACCAAACTACCTTTCGCTTGAATCGTTTCGTACCAAAGCCAAAAACAAGGAACCCATCGACTCAGATGCAGTTGTTTGTAAGATGGGGACTGGTAGGGATTCAATTAAAGCCATTGATGAGGAAGCACGTACTATTGATTTCATCATCAGTACAGGTGCAGTTGATCGGGATGGAGACACAATCAATCCGAAAGGCTGGGATCTAAAAAACTTCCGAAAAAACCCGGTTGTACTTTGGGCCCATAACAATCGGGACCTACCCATTGGTAAGGCTAGCAAAACCAAAGTATCAGACGGAGATCTGATTTCTACGGCTGAATTCACAACTCGTGAAGAAAACCCATTAGGGGATACTGTATTCCGTCTATATCAACGTGGTTTTATGCACGCGACCTCTGTCGGTTTCCTTCCTAGAGAGTGGGAATTCCCAGCGGTTGATGAAGATGGTCTTGATGAAGACGGGAATCCCCGTAGCTTTCTTGGTATGGATTTCAAGAAGCAGGAACTTATGGAATACAGTTGTGTTCCTGTCCCTTCAAATCCAGAAGCTCTTGTACAAGCTCGTTCTAAAGGAATTGACACCGAACCCCTTGTGGATTGGATTGAACAAGCCTTGGATGAATATGATGGGGAAGAGGGATTGAAACTTTGGGTTCCACGTTCCCACCTAGAAAAGATGTGGAAGAATTCAAAATCAAACGGCACCGGAATCTTGATTGATTCTGAAACTCGCAGTCGTTTGGCGAAAGAAAATATGAAACGCGCAGAGGAATACAGTTCTCAAAAAGAGGCCGAGGCCATCATGGATACAATTACACTTGAAGTACAAGCAAATGTCAAAGAATTGACTTTTGATAAAGACGCTTGGGAAGACCACAAAGAAGCCCTTCAAACATGGGCTAAAGACAATGGCTTCAAACGATTCACAGAAAGTGAAGATTCTTTCTCTGTTAGTCGTGATGTCGATAACACCGGCGAACAGAAGGAAGAACAGACTACCGCTAAAGTTGGGGATGATGAACTAGAAGTTCGAACTCTAACTGTACTGGAAGCAAAAGATTCTGAATCAGAAGAAGACCTTGAATCGGAGAAAGATTCTGGGGAAGAAGAAAAAGAAGAAACAGAAGAAGTGGACCTGAAAGCCCTTTCAGATCTTCTGGAACGCGCCATCGAAGTTATCGAACGCGCTGAAAAAGCTCTATCGGAATTGGAATCTAAGGAAGAAGATCCAGAAGAAACCAAGACTGACGAGGAAAACGAAACTGAGGATAAGGATTCTGAAAGCGATGAAGAAGACCTGAACTCAGAATCGGAAAAAGACGAGTCGGATGAAACCGAGGACGATGAAAAATCTGAGGATGAAACCGAAGATAAGTCCGGAGATTCCGAAGAAAAAGACGAAGATGATGAGGAAATCGACATTTCCATTGACGATATCAAGGAAATTGTAGATAGCTGCTTTAAGGAAAACGTAGAGTAAGCAACTGAATCATCAACAACGATTTAATTCACGAGGCCAAGGAATAAGGCCACAATTTCACGGAAGAGGACACAATGAAACGTGATGAATTGATGAAAGCCATCAGCGAAACGGTAGAGGCACGAATTGCCGATTCCCGCGCTGAATACGAACGCCAAACAAATGATGAAGTCAAGCATTTCATCCGTGATGTCGTTCAACGGGAACGTGGCCGAGACCGTAATGGCGAAGTGAAAGGTCAAGGTTTCGCACGTATGCTTCGTTCACTTGCTGCTACCAAGGGTGATCCCGAGGCTGCTGCCAAGTGGTCAGAGAAGTATTACAAAGACGAATCCGTAGCCAAGGCTCTAAGTACCGGAGATTTCACCGCTGGTGGTGTCTTCGTTCCAGAGGAAATGTCGAGCGAAATCATCGAACTGCTACGCCCTACTTCGGTAGTCCGCGCTGCTGGACCTCGTATCCAGCCAATGGAAACAGGCGTTATGTCGATCCCTCGCATGACCGGTGGTGCTTCGGCTGAGTGGTTGGGTGAATCACAAGCTCAAAACGCTAGCCAGCCTACAACTGGAAGCCTCCAGTTGGTCTGGAAGAAACTGCGTGCTACGGTACCGGTTTCAAACGAAATGCTTCGTTTTGCAACAACAAACGTCGACGAAATGGTTCGTAACGATGCCGTTCAGGCTCTTGGTACGAAACAGGACGTTGCCTTCATTCGCGGAGACGGTACCGAATACTCGCCTCGCGGACTGAAGAACTGGGCGAACTTCTCCGAAGCATCGGCTGGCGACACGTTGGCAAATATCGACGAAGACATTCTGGACCTGATCAACGCTCTGGATACCAGTGACGTAACGTCTGTGAACCGTGCTTTCATCATGAGCGCACGAGATCACAACAAACTTCGTCAACTTCGTACAGATCAGGATGTACCAGCGTTCCCGGAAGTTCGTGAACGTAACCAATTGTTCGGTATTCCGATCTTCTCAACTAACAACATCCCTACCAACCTTGGTGGTGGAACCGAGTCAGAAGTGTTCTTGGTAGAGTTCAACGATGTAATTCTTGGTGAAGGAACTTCACTGGAAGTCGTTGTTTCTAACGAAGCTACGTACACTGACAGTGGTGGTACGCTGGTTTCAGCGTTCGACCGAGACGAAACCGTAATGAAGGTCATTCAACGACTGGATATGGTTGTGCGTCACCCTGAAGCGGTTGCTGTCAAGACTGGCGTAACTTGGGGTGCCTAATCCACCGGCTTAACTGAATAAGAGGAAATTCAAATGAGTGCAACAATGAGAGACATTGGTTCCTTCATCAAAACTGTGATGAGTGTTAAGCCACAGAACCAAACAGGCAGTGCAAATGTCAGTGGTACTGCGGTGGATCGCACAGGGCAATACTCTATGCGACTACACGCAATGTGTGGTGCAGCATCGGGTTCACCTACTGCTCAATCTCACACGGTTAAGATTCAGGAATCTTCTGATAACTCAACCTTTACTGATGTATCAGGTGCATCAGTAACTCTGGACGCCGACGATGAGTCTCTGACTCTTGATATCGACCTGAGTGGTTACAAACAGTACGTTCGTGCTGTTCTTGTAACGAGCTTTACGGGTGGTTCAACTCCTGCCAATGACTTTGCGGCAACGCTTACTCTTGGTGGTGATGACGAACGTCCTGCATCGTAAGGTAACTTGAAAATCTGAGTAGCCGGGAACTTCCCGGCTACTTAGTCTTAGAGGGTTGAGAAATGGCCAAAAAGAAACTGAATGATGGAGTTGTCAAGAACAACTCAATCGCAAACCAAAATAATACCGGGGTTGTCTTTACGTCTTCTTGGCAAAATTACAATGCCAATGAAACGGCTTTCTTCCCGGCTGCTCGTGCCGAATGGCTTGTTGAAACCATCAAAGTGGCAGAATACAAGGACAAGAGCAAACGGAAGAAAGAGAAAGAAGAACCGGTAAAAGAGGAAGCCCCATCTTCAACTGAAGATGAAGGCACTGGAGAAGAATCAAATGATGAATCGAATGATGGGTTTGAAATCGGATAACGGCCAAGAATCTGTACAAATTCGATTTACTAGGGACTTCCAAGACTTCAAGGAAGGGAAAAACTACTCTGTGAGCCCCCGCTATGCTCAGAAGTTGGTAGAAGTCCTGAAGGTTGCCAATATGACAACTGGAGATGATTCTGATCTCACTTCTCACAACCGAATGGACAAAATGCAACGAAGTTTCGTTCGGAAGTAACCTGAAAAGCACCTTATTCCCCATAAGGTGCTTTTTATTACGGATCATCCCTTGATTCTAACTCTATACTCCCAGTATTTACCAAGGGACGCAATCCATGATTTCTGCCTTTCTTGAACGCGCAAATTCAACAGATCTGGTTTCACTGCAAAGCATCAAGGATGAACTTGGAGAGGAAGGATTTGATGAAGACGCTTTCCTGAACCAACTCATCAAAGAAGCCTCTGCACTAGTGGAAAATCTGTGTAATCGCACTTTCCGCCGTGAAAACATCACCGAACTGCTTCCCGGAAGTGGCCGTACAACCATGTTAGTACGGGAGCGTCTGCCGTTAAAGACTATTTCGGAAATTCGATATGATGGAGATTCTATCGATAATACGGAATACCAAGTTCACAATGAAGATTCCGGAATAATCTACCGAGACTTCGGTTGGAGTCGATTGGAACCCGTCACAATGGCGTTAGACTTGACCTTAGTCAACCAGAAGGCAGAAAAACTCTGGGCTGTTGACTACATAGGCGGTTATCTACTCCCCGATGATGATCTGTTCAACATCACTACCATCTCTGCTGACAGTTCCGGTAACACTTTTGATGATTCTGCCAGTGGTTTTCCGCTGCTTGTTCCGGGAGAACAATTCACCATTTCTGGTTTTTCCGATTCTACCATCGATGGAACTTACACGGTAAGTGAGCGTACAACTTCTTCAATCACCACGGTAGAGTCTATCCCCGCTACTGAAGCAGCCAGTTCCTCGATCACGATGACTGTTCGAAATCTTCCATACGATATTGAACGTCTAACCAAAGATATGATCAAGGAAATGTATACGAATCGCCGCCATAACCCCGCGATCACACAAGAAACCATCGGAGATTCAAGTCAAAAATATGCCGAAAATTCGGCAACCGCTGGTTCTTTGGAAAAATCTCCAATTGTACGTCGATGGAGATTAAGGTTCTAAGAGGTGTTACCTATGGCATTCAGCAACATGCGCAACCAAAAAGCTACTTGGTGGCATCGTAACGGGGTAGATTCCGCAGGCGATCCAACGTGGGATTCACCCCAACGTATTTGGGTTCGTTGGGAGGAAAAGCGGGAGATAATACACAGTAGCAATGGAGAAGAACTACAAGGTGATGCTGTTATCTGGACAGATAAAGCTGTTGCGGAGGGGGATATGTTCTATCTCGGTCTCTCCATCGCTGCTGATCCTAATAACCTTGCTGGGACAAAACGGGCACTTGGTTTCAATAAAACGCCAAGTGTGGACAGTAAACGCTTTGAAATTCGTGTGGTAGCGGCATGAACGTAGATTCCGATGTCGTAGACTTTCTCGACACCAACATTGATGACTTGACAAAAGGAACAAATCTGTTCCAAGGGGATGTTCTGAGTATTTCAGATCATATCCCTACAAATGCTGTGTTTATCCAAACACTGGCCGGGGGAGCCCCTGAGCGATCAATGGGAGAAGATTCCGAGTTGCGCCGACCACAGGTCAACATCGTCATTCGGTGGTCCACACACGCCGCTGGGGAGACGCTGACGCGGGAAATCCAAGATACCCTACAGGGAGCTACGGTTACGGGTTATCAAGACCTTATACCGCTTCAGAGTGCCCCTAATACCATCGAGCGTAACCAAGGGGGTGATCGCTTCTGGACTCTAATGTATGAACTAGTTTACGACGCAACTGCATCATAATGAGTAATTTTCAAGTCAATTTTCGTCTCGACCGGTTCTTCAAGGAAATGGCAAAAGAAGAACGTCGGATTCCTAGAATCGAACGTCGTGCTTTACAAATAGTGACAAAGCGGCTATACGAAAAGATCTTTAGCAAGTGGCCCAAAGATACATGGTGGAGTGGTGCGAACCATCATATTCAAATGGGATTGATCGGTAATGTTCCAGTAGAACCACCTGAAAAACCGACAGTGCGTGAAGGGGCCTTGGGCCCTGCTTTCAAGAATCGTAATGAACAGTTACAGAAATTGAGAACGCTGGCACCAACCGTTGAAAAATTGTATATTGCCAATGCGGTTCCCTACGCAGATGATGTAGGTTTTGACGAAGGGGCTGGAGAACGCATTTACGAGGAAGCTGCTGATCAGGTGTCGGCAACGGTACAAGCCGAATTGGATAGCATGTTCGGTTCATCATAAGAAACAACAATAATAATATGTCTGGAATAATAATCGATTTCAAGAAAATTGAGAAGTGGGATTTACGTTTCCTCCATCTCGCTAGTGAAATTGCTTCTTGGAGCAAAGATCCTTCTACACAAGTAGGCGCAGTCATTGTCCGTAGAGACAAGACTATTGCTTCTGTTGGCTATAATGGCTTTCCCCGAGGTTGTGAGGATCGACCTGAATACTACGCGGATCGGGATATCAAATATCCCCGCGTTGTTCATGCTGAAGTAAATGCCATTCTATCTGCTAAAGAACCCCTCAACGGCTACACTCTGTACGTTGACTTCAAATCACCGGGCCTCAGTCCCGCGTGTGCCAATTGTGCCGGAATCATTATTCAGTCCGGAATTAATCGGGTTGTAGGGTGGCAAGATAGTCGCGAAACAGAGCGTTGGACCAAGGATCTGGAGATTGCTGCTCAAATGTTCCGTGAAGCGCGAATAGTTGTTGATTTTTACCCAATCCCAGAAAAAGACGAAATTACGGATTAGCTACATAACCCCCCTCTATAATGCGGGAGAAATTTCCAGTTTTCCCGTAAACCATGGCGAAATCCATAATCAAAGATGCCCGCGTTTTCAGTGATTCCAGAAATATCTCCGGAATCTTGAACCAAGTTACATTGGGATACGAAGCTGCGGCGCAAGACGCTACCGATATTACCCAGTCCACTATAGAACGATTGAGTGGATTGGAAGACTTCTCATTGGATATCACTGGGTTTTCTGACGCAGATACCGATGACGCTGCCTTTTTCAGCAATGTTGGAAGCTCCAAAGTGCCAGTTACTGTTATTCCTGTTGGTGCGGGGGCAAACGGGGAAGTTGCATTCTTCAGTGAAGCCCCTTTCTTCACCTACAATCTCGACCACCAAGTAGGAGAACTCTACTCATTCACGGGTGGATTTCAAGGCGCAGATCGGTTGATTCAAGGACAGGTTGCGGAAAATACAACTACCGATGGTGTGGGCTCAGATACCAGTTCTGGTATTGAACTAGGGGCAGTTTCTAGCTCGCAGTCTCTTTATGCAACAATTCATGTTGTTAGCTTGACAGGTACTGGATCGCTTCAAGTACGAGTAGAATCAGATGTCGACAACACTTTTTCTAGCCCAACAACCAGACTCAACTTCTTTGGTGGGAGTGCCATTTCTACTGTCGATAGTGAATTTCTATCGACACAAGGGGCTATAACTGATACTTGGTTTAGAGTCTGGTGGCAAGTTGGTGGAAGCGCCCCCGCTGATACTTTTACATTCATTGTTTCTTTTGGAATCAAGTAATGGACACAACAACCCGAACATTGACAAAAGACTGGGGACCCTATAAAGCCGGAGAAACCATAGAAGTGGACTACTTGAGAGCCCAAACTCTGGACGAAGAAGGCTATACCACACCCATTGAAGCAATCGATATTGGCCTAGATAGCCTAGATAGCCAAGAATATTAACTGCTAATCTGCACACCAACATCAAGAATGCTAGTGTGCAAAACACTGTCAAGGAAGACAATACACGCCACGGAGACTTTATAAATGGCTAAACAAGTAATCAAGGATGCTGGCCTAGTAATCAACAGTGTCGATCTCTCTGCCCAAATCCAACAGGTAACGCTGAACTACCAAGCGAATAACGAAGATGTTACTGCAATGGGAGATGATGCGCTAGTACGATTGAGTTCACTCATCGACTGGAGCATCGATGTAACCTTTTTCAACGATTTCTCGTCTGGATCTGTAGACGACACTCTGTTTCCACTTGTCGGAGGAAGCGCAGTTGCTATTAAGCTGATCGTAGATAGCACGGCTTCTGTTGCCGCTGGAAACCCAATGTGGACTGGAAACGTCATTGTACAGAGTTATCCGCCACTAGGACAGTCAGTCGGTGATGCAGCTACAACCAGTGTTTCACTGATGAGTTCTGGAGCATTGACTCGAAACGAGTCGGGATCATTCCCGTAATAGTTGCTATGGCCGTGGGGCACACGGTTACAGGACGTGGAGACGGAGTAAGAGCTTCTCAATCCTTGGATTGAGAAGCCTTCTGTCAACGAAACGTCAACCACCCTAACCTCCGGGTTAGGAATCCCTCGTCTTTAGGCGATGGTGGATGCCAAAAAAACAACACGAGGATTTGGAAATGGCATTTGATCTCGAACGAGAATACAAAACTGACGAAAACAAGGAAGTTGAAGGCGAGAAACTGTTTCTGGATGATGCAGAAGAATCCTATTTGTTGGTTGCCCGTATGGGTAATTCAAATTTCAAACGCAAGTTTGAAGGACTTCCTCGTCGTATTCAAATCAAAATCCAGAATACTTCACTCTCTCAAGAGCAACAAAAGCAATATCTGATTCCGTTGATCGCAGATACCATCCTTGTCGGTTGGCAAGGTATTGGAATCGGCGGGGAAGAACTGGAATACAATCGGCAAAATGCTATTCGTGTTTTACGGGATTACCCTGACTTCCTGCAAGAAGTCATTGAATTCGCCGGAGAACGTGGAAACTATCTTCCAGAAGAAGAGCATAGTCAAGAGGGAAACTCCTAACTCGCCTCCAGCTTGAACTCCAGTTTGGAGAGGATGTCTGGGAGGCGCATGAGCGTTTGGAGAAACGAGGGGTTCGTTCTGAATTCCTCGACCAATTTCCTGAATTAACCCCCTACCAAGAAGAAGTCTATCAAGACTTCATGCTCTTATCGCAGCGACGGCCCAGTGGTTTTGGGCCCGCTTCGATCCCCTATTCCGAGATAAAATCCTACTGTGATCTGAAGGGAATCGATGATCCACTCGTACTCAAGGATTTTGTCCAGTTGATCGAAAAACTGGATATAACGTGGCTTGAATGGGCCATTGAACAACAAGAGAACGAGTAATTAGAGATCATGGGGCCCTCTAGTCCCTATACTTCGTCAAAGAATATACCACGGAAGGTGTGTATCTCATGGCGCGTCCACGCGTAGTTGTCGAAATTTCTAGTATTGGGAAAGGTAAGGTAGTCCAAGACCTTCGGGGCGTGGGCAATGAAGCCCGTCGTCTTCAAACCGGACACGATGGACTATCCAAATCCCAAAGAAAGACTAGCAAAGCAACTAAGGAAGTTGGAGATTCCGCTCAAAAAGCTAAACGCCGAATGGGCGGTTTCAAAAACTCCATGGTAGATGCTACCAAATCTGTCCAGATCGCCCTTGGTCCGCTATCTGGTGTAGCCGCTCGTATGACTGCCTTCACCGCCCTTGTAACTTCTGCAACTTTCCGCCTTGCGGCACTAACCGGTACTATCATCGGTTTGGGTGCTGGAGCCGTCAAAGCTATACGTTCTTTCCAACTATTTGAATCCCAAATGTTGCGTATTGAACAAATCATCAAAGCTACTGGCAGGGAAGCTGAAATAACGGCGGATCAAGTTAATGCCATGGCAGTAGACATTGGTGAAAAAACACTAACCAGTGCAGGTCAAGTTCGTAAAGCGGCCGGGGCACTTCTTAGCTTCGGGAATATTGGTTCTGAAAACTTCAGTAGAATTCTCAATATTGCCCAAGATATCTCGGATGTATTTGGCGGCAATCTGATAAGCAATACCCAACGTTTGGCACGTTCCTTGGAAGATCCAACTTCTTCTATTACCCGATTGGGGCGTGTAGCGGGTGTTTTCTCTCAAAATATGCAAGATGTCATCGATATTTTGGGGGAAACAGGACGTGCCCAACAAAGAATGAACATCATTCTTGAGACCTTCGAGCGTCGTCTGGGAGGCGCCGCCGAAGCTGCTGGTAGTGGACTTGCGGGAGCTTTTGACGTTCTTATGGAAAGAACGACCAGATTGCTGGAAACGCTGGGGGCAAAACTCGCACCAACAGTTGAGAGAATCACTCTATCGTTGGCTGAATTGATCAAAAACGTAGAGAAAGTTTCTGATGCCGTTGTGGCAGTAACATCGGCCTTCGTAGCTTTGGTATCCGTCAAAGCCATTGGAGGTTTAATCAGTTTGCTTGCTCGTGTACTTCCTATGCTTGCTGGATTGGGAGCTTTCATATCTAGCTTATCCTTGACGGTAGCAGCCGGAGCGGCTGCGTTTGTAGGTTTTGGGGATAAACTAATCTCCCTTGGAGATACCACAGTTTCTGTTACGGATCTGATGAAAGGTGTTTGGAAAACCGTAATGGACGCCATTCGTGGTCCTTGGGAGACCTTCGTTGAGGATGTCACAAGGGGACTAACGGGTTTTGATGACATCATTGTCAAAATGTCCGGTGAAATTGGTGGCGTTATGGCTCTTATTCGAACAGCGGGAATGGGATTTCAAGTCTTGTTTGGACTAATCGGGAAAACAATAGCGGCGATCATTGCAACGATTTCTGAAATGGGCCCAGTATTTGCGGATTTTGTAATTCCTGAATGGATAAAGTCCTTCAAACGCTTTGGCATAAGAGCGGTAGAAATCGTTAAGTCCATAAAAGATGCTGTAACTGGGAAATTTGGAGCTATTTCTTTTACGGGAGCCGTGGCTAAAGGTCAAGAACGTGCTGACCAGATTATTGAAGACAAAAATCTACAAGCGGCTACCGGTCTTCCTCCCTCTATTCAGGCGCAAGCGGATGCTCTAAAAGCCATTTCAGAACAGTTTAAAGAAGATATTAAAGGTCTATTCGATGAAAAAGAGTTGTTAAGACAACAAGATCAAATGGTAGACATCATTTCGGGGACAATGAACCAAATTTGGTTAACAATAAAAGAGAACTCCGAAAAAATTCGCAATGAAAGACTCTCAGAAGAACTTTCCAAGGATCTTGAAACGCTAATTAACGGTTGGCTTCAACACTCTGAGGCGGTGGAAAAGAACAAAACTGTTATGTCACAAATTGGGGATCTCTTCAAGCAG